TACGCATAGCATTCCAATCGTATCGACCACTGAATTGTGGTTCGCGATCCCACATATCGAATTGGAGAATACCTTTACTGAACGGTGACCCCTTAAACGTTTCGTATGTCCCATACATTTCAGCAAGCTCACACGATGATTCGAGAGACGCGTGGTATATTGTTTCGAAAATATCACGGTTCAGTTTTTTAGAATCATCTGACCCAAACGTCATTCTAAGCATTATAAAAACGTCGGCAAGGCCTTGAACACCAATACCGATTGGACGATGACGCATATTTGAACGTTTCCCGTTTTCGGTCGGGTAAAAGTTTTTATCGATAACCTTGTTTAGGTTTCGCGTAACCATTTTAGTAACGCGGTGTAACTCTTCATGGTTAAACTCCATATTTTCGACGTCGACGTATTTTGGTAACGCAATAGATGCGAGATTACATACCGCCGTTTCTTTATTATCGGTATACTCTAAAATTTCAGTACACAAATTCGACGATTTAATCGTACCAATATGTTTATGGTTTGACTTTTCGTTACACGCGTCTTTGTAAAGCATATACGGTGTTCCCGTTTCACTTTGTGATTTAATAATCGCTTTCCAAACTTCTACCGCAGGTATTGTTTTTATTGCGATCCCTTCACTTTCATACTTTTCATAAAGATCTTCAAATTCTTTACCGTAAACATCAGATAAACCTTTTGCAGTATCTGGACAAAACAAGGACCAATTACCGTTAGATTCGACTCGTTTCATAAATAGATCGGGTATCCACATAGCTGAGAAGAGATCACGACATCGGGCTTCCTCATCACCCTGGTTTAATCGTATTTCTAGAAAATCCATAATATCAGCGTGCCATGGTTCGAGATATACTGCTATAGACCCTTTTCTTCTACCTGCTTGATTGACATACCTCGCGGTCATGTTATAAACACGTAACATAGGGATAATACCATCAGATGTACCGTTCGTACCACGGATATGCGACTTGTTTGAACGAACATCGTGTATATGTAACCCTATACCACCAGCCCACTTACTTATACGAGCACACTCTTTCACTGTATCATAAATACCGTCGATACTGTCCTCTTTGTTTGCAATTAGGAAACACGACGACATTTGTGGCCTATGTGTTCCCGCATTAAACAAAGTGGGTGTCGCGTGAATGAATAACCCACGTGATAAAGCATCATACGTTTCGAGAACATGGTCTATATCGTGACCATGGATACCGATAGCTACACGCATGTATAGGTATTGTGGCGTTTCGATAATATCACCATCAATTTTTTGAAGGTAGCCCTTTTCTAACGTTTTTAGACCAAAATACCCAAAATCGAAGTCACGGTCTGGTAAAATATTTTCCTTAACTTTGGAAGAAACTTCTAAAACCTCGTGTGTAATGATACCTGCTTTATGGAGTTTACGCATGGCGATGTTAAAATTATTTGCTGCACGTTTTTGTATATTACTGGCAACAATACGAGTTGCTAAAATTTCATAGTCTGGATCTACTGTAATCATACCAATGCACACTTCAGACGAAAGTGTATCAATTTCGTGGGTTTTGATTTCGTCATACATGGATGAAAATACCTGCTGTGCTACCATTGTTACGTCTACATTTTCTGAAAGTTCGTTTGTAAGCTTTGAAATCCTGTTGGTGACCTTGTTAAACTTTACGTCTTCAACACGACCGGATCGTTTTATAACTCTCATCTATTAAATCTATTAATAACTAATTTTTTATATTACTTTTTAGTAATGCACTTAAAATCTTCACTTCTCACAGTTGTTGGTCCTTTAGTTTCGGCTAAACGATTGGGCTGGAGTAAAGAGGAATTTACATAAAATTTACCATTTGGGTCACCAACTTTGGCAACTGGTGCGTATGAACCCACGAAGCAAGTTGGTGGTTCACATGGGGGCTGTTCATAATTGCATGCTTTTGTATTGTATGCTTGATCAAAATCGGCGGCGACTAACATTTATATTTACCAATAATTTTTTTCCAGGCGTATATTAAATGTGCGACGCTCTTCACATAAATTCCCTGAAACAATGTCCAACACCATTGAACACATTATTCTTTTCTGAATTCAACATGAATCTTCTTCAACGTGGTATCCGTCAGGATTTTAAAAATAGAACTGGTATCTCCATAGATAAACAAAATCAGAACGATTTGTATAGTATAATGCGTGTCGTTTTCATTAACAATTCCGGTGATCATAACGCGAATGTACAGGAACAAGTTCGATACATGAACAGTATTGTTATTAAAACAGCTTCTAGCCAAGTTCAAACCGGGGTCTCTCAACTCATGGGTTACTTACGAGACACTGAAAGTAATGCAAAACCAAACGATTTACCAGTAAGTACATCAAATTACGGTAAAAAGTTTGGTAAGAATGATAAAATTGGTTTGTAATTTAAAATGAATATATACTATAAAAGTTATGGTATCCATAAGTTTTGGAAAATCTAATTTTAGTGAAGCACAGAATAGTTACCAAATGACAATAGCATTAATAATGATGTTTGTCGTTTTATGTTCAATATCATCTATAATAGCTTCTGTAAGATTGAGTAGTTCTCAGGAACCAGTTCCAATAAAAAAACAAGACACTAACCCTGCGCCTCAGGATATGGCCACTAAAAAACAAAGCAAAGTTAAAATAACAAACGATGGTATCAAATTTCCCAAGCCTTCGACTACAGAAGGGTATATATCTGAAGATGTATCGTGTAAAAAACTACAAAAATTAGAACAATCTGCATTTGAAAATGGTAGTATGAATGGTTTTAGTGATTACGAAAGTTATGAAGCTCATCGCATTGAAACTAATACTAAACGGTGGGGTGAAAATGGCTATTGTAATTTAATAGGTCTTACAGACGAAAATCAACGTGCTATAGGATACTTCTATCACGAAGGTGATTATGAAGATGAAGCTTTTAATTCAGACACTGGTAAATGTAAATTTACAGGCGAAGATAAACCGTATGCGTGTGTATATAAAGAAGTTAAGGATGGTGAATTCATTACCGGTTTTAAAAATAATGAAGGTAAAAGATTGGAAGTTGAGTTTTATAACGATTATAAAGCGGGTAAATTCGATAATTGGTTTGAAAAGATTGGAATGGGTACTAAAATTAATTTTATATTAAACGATGAATATAAGTTAGAATTTTCTTTGAATGACACAGAAAAGGGTAGTGGATCATTTCTTATAAAACCAGGAATCAATTACCCCGTGGAATTTATGTTATTAGGTAGTGCTATTGCTATGGTTGATAATAATATACCCATGTCAGAAAATGGGATAGATATACGTTTTACAAGTCTTGAAGAAGAAGAAATGATGAAAAATTATTCGGAAGAAATGTCTAAAATTTCAATTCCAAAGGAAGAATCTTCTTCTACTCCTCCTCCGCCACCAAATGAAAAAATATACAGACAACCCGCATATATAAAATTTTATGAAGATTGTTCAAAAGAACCAGTGACATCTATAGAAATTGACAGAAATGCTTTATCCGAAGATGTTGTAAATGGACAGGTAATAAGTAATCCAGGTCAGAAAATAAAACGTATAGATCTTGGTAATATAACTATTTTAGGTACCAGTGAATATACTCGTTACAAACAAGACGCACCGAATATAGAAGATGTTGGAGAAGAGTGGCGCTCAATCTACTGTTACAATGGTGGATGTGAAAAACTTGCTACAGTGAAAGTATTAGGTGACCCTTACTATCGTAATGACTCTGTATTTCTTTTTGATGCTTGTGATTCACCAACGGATTATTATAAAGATATAAAATTCAATTATAAAATTACAAAAGACGATCCTTAATAAGAATGAAATCAATTTTAATACAAACGAATATTAGCCTGTATTATAATTAATGCTAATTACGTGTTAAATATATTATAATCTAATTTTACTCACCACCCGTTATAGCTGTATCTATTGGATCTGGTTTCATAACGGGCGTTTTTATATCAGGCGTTTCATTTACGGGTACGGATTTCGTAACCGTGGATTCTGTAACACCGTTTCTGGATGTATAATATTTCCATCCAGCGAAAGCAAGTATGACAATCAAAGCTATAATAATAATCTTAGTAGACGTTTTCATTATATATAATGTTTAGAATTTTTAAATAAATATATTCTTCAATAGTAGTAAATATGAGTCACTTGATGCTCAACGATAAAAATGATATGGATGATATAAATCCATTTACCACGCCTGATAATTTTTTTCCACCTGGGACGAGTAAACATACACTCGATTTCAAGAGATATGTAGCACCTGTACAGGAAGAACAGGAAGAATATATTAGCCCCGCGTGTGATGTATTGTCTAAAGGTGTTGGTAGAATAGGTTATAGGTCAGACGAATGTAAACTATCTAGACCACTCGTACCAGGGAGGAATATAGATAGAGGTTTTACTATCAAAGAAAAAATTGAAATTAAAAATAGTGTTGAAACTGTTAATGATACAAAAATGTATATGAACTTACTTATTATCGCATTTCTTCTTCTATTAATTGCAGTACTCTAAAAAGGCGCTGAAGCTTGTATTGATTAGTCGTATCGTTAACTATAATAGGTAACGTCGATAAACAAAACTCCCTTACCATACGTTTTTGCCACGAACACGTTACGTTTATAATAGGTGGTATAAATGTAGGATCAATTATTTTAACAGTGTTCATAATTCGAATAAGTGAATATATATTTCTATTCAAACACATTACATTATCTAATTGGACTAAAACACTTCGTCTTAATGTTTCAGTCGTTTTAATAACCATTGTATCTAGAAACTGTTCATATCGTAATGATTTTTCCTTACCTTCTATGTGATAAATGTTTGAAGAACTTATTAAAGATGTTACAAAATTGTCTTTAAACTTTTCGTATCCAAACCCATCTATATATTTATCATAATTTATTTCGATTTCACATTGATTATTCTCCACGTTTATAAACTGACGTGCACGTTTTAAGAAAGATGTCATGTGTATAGAGTAATATAAAGCAATATCTTTAATATACAATTATTAAACCATACCAAATTTCTTGTCTGGTTTAAACTCAAGTCGTTTATTAAGGTCTTTTATTTCATCTTCCTTTTTTAAGTTTATACCTTTACATTCGTGTATTTCTAGAACTATACATCTAGAACAAAACCCCAAACCACAGTATTTACAATCAATAGGAATTCCCTTTTTCTTACACTTAAAACAAGGCATATTAAAGTAAACCTAAGTTAACTTTAAGTAACATTTTTTTAAAGAATAAATGCCGTCTTATAAAGGTGATTTCAATAGAACGTATTCTTATCTACTCACGTTGGATGAGTATAGAAGAAGAATACCCGATGAGTTTAAACCATCTTGGGTAAAACTTACGACTATAACAATGATTTCTAATTTTCAAAAACCTATCGACATGGCCGAAATGAAGAAACAGTTTAATTTGGATATAGAGAATGACAAATTCCAATTGTTTAGAAAGGGTAACGGTACTGATTCTAAGTTTGTAAAGTCTCCGTGGGCCGCTAAAATTAAAGCGACAACATTTTATAATCAGGTAACGTTAACATATAACGACTTGTATAGTACAAAATCGATAAAGATTTTCCCAAACGGGAGTGTACAGGTCGCAGGGTGTTCCGATCTCTTTGATTGTAGACGCGTAATAAAACACGTTGGATGTTACCTTGAAACAATTTTTAAAGATAAAACTTACATTCCACCAATGGAAGGTTATAAAGTGGTAATGATTAATTCAAATTTCAGTTTGAATTATAACATTAATCTTCGACTCGTTTGTCGAGAGTTTAGTAAATACCAGGATACATTTAAAGTTTCATTTGAACCTGATAGATACTCAGCAGTTAAAGTCAAATTCAAACCAGCTGAAGATATGAAAGAAATAACGACGAGTATCTTCGGTACGGGTAAAATTATAATCACTGGTGCACAAACCCTCAGGGAAATCGCGGATGCATATCGTATCATAAACGATACTATAAACGATATACCTAACGTCAGGGTATCACCTTGTCCACAAGATAAAATCGAATTATTCGATGATTTTAACGGACATAAAATTGACAAATGTTTAAATTTTTTAAAATCAAAAGGGTATAATTCTTGGAAATATACAACAATAAATAAACAAATTAATTTCTAATGTAATACTAATATATACAAAATGTCCCAACGACTTGGTATGGCCGATGGCAGATGCTTCACAATCAATAGCTCATCTCAACTCTATAACAATTACGTCATGAAAGAAAATGGTGTTTCGTACGAAGATAATTATTCTTTCAGAAAACTCCTTCAACAAAAAGGTCCAGAACTTTTGAAACCAACCCAGGCGCAACAAAAAGATCAGTGTGGGTCATGCGACAAAGCACTTCTCAAAATGCCAAACATTTATTAAATTAATTAACTAATCGTATTTTCATTTTTTTTATATACGTAAACAATATAACATGGCTCCTTCCAAACGTAAAATGGCGGGTCTTCTCGTATTATGTTTATGTGTAATTATAACATCATTCGTTTTAGCATACGGAAGTGGTAATGTACCAGGTACAACACCCTCATTAAATAAAAAGACAAAGGCCTTAATACAGGCCATTGTAGACAGTGACGCTAAACCTTCCACGTGTGAAGATTTAGCTAAATTCTTGTCCGAAAACGAAGACACCGATATGGGTGAAATGACGGATAAAGAAAACAAAATTATTGATATAATATCTAAATCGAAAACAAATATCTGCGAAGGACGTGATATGGTCGACGAAGTTAAGGAAGTTTCTGACAGAATCCTTAATGCCGTTGAAGGTTTTGATATAACGACAGATTGTGATGAATTAAGAACAATGAAAGAAAAAAGAATATCTGATGATACATCTTTACCAGTATTTGTATGGGACAAAGAAAAAGATGAATTTATTGACGTAAAAGATTACATTGGATCAGAAGAAGTTGAAACTTCATGCACAAACGCATCCGTTGAAGAGATTGTAGATGATGCCGAGGAAATAATTGATATTAATGCTCTCGAAACTGAACTCGCAACTGCACAAGCTGATTTGGCAACAGAAGAAGGAAAAGCATCTTCAGATACAGAGAAAATTACGGCGTTGACTGCTACTATAACAGACTTGGAGACTCAAATTACTGAAGCAAAAGCCGCAGCCGAAGCCGCAGCCGCAGCCGATACCACAACCACAGACACAGACGCAGCCACAGACGCATCCACAGACGCAGCCGATACCACAACTACAGGTGTCTAAAAAAAATACATACTTACTATAAATGGAAATAGCGTTAGCTTTGTGTTGCGTATCTAGTATGTGTTCCGTTTCATCAGCAACCGGTGTCGCGACTGTACCACTTGGATTGGTACCTGGTACAAAACAGTATTTTATGAAACAGTTTAAATTAGATACACTTAAACCAATAATCGAAAAAGTTAAGAAGAAAGCTTTTAAAGCAGATTGTGATGCTCTCAGAGATTGGATTACCGAATACGATGAGTACATGTCGTATGAAGATTCACCCGAGTATCCAGATGACGACGTTAAATTTTGGACTATAAAGGGTGAAAAGACTGTAGAAGAAATAATAAAAGATGAAGGCTTGGAAAATTGGGAATATATAGTTAAATTCTTTCGTGAAGGTGCAGAGTGTAGAAAAGAAGTTAAAGATGATTTACAAAAAGTTGCGACTGAATTTGGAAAACTTATAAAAGAAGAGTACCCAGATGGTTACGACCCGAAAACGAGTTGTGATACTATAGCATCTTTGGTCGGTGGTCCAACGATAGAGGGTGCAAATCCAAAACTAGCTAAATATCACTGGGATGAAATAGGCGATCATTTTAAACAAAATGATACTGTAAATGATAAAGAAAGAATATGGGAAGTGTGTGGGTGGTCGGATTCACCAGATGATGAGAATGTTACAGAAGAAAGTACACCAGATTCGACAGATGATACTGAAGAAAATATACCAGATCCGACAGATGATACTCAAGAAGGTACGTAATAAAACGGTTAATAAATTCTTTAAGTCTTCTAGATAATGACTCAATGTGCCATATGTTTGAACGATGTTCGACAAACAAGAAATAGTAAATCTATTAGATGTGGACATGTTTTTCATTCACATTGTATAGAAAACTGGAAAAAAAAGGGGAAAGTGACATGTCCAGTGTGTCGCAAAGTGTTCGATGGATCTAATTTTAGGGTTCAGATTACTGTACACAACGATTACGAAGCTACTTCAAATACGGTATGTCTCGAAAATGAATTAGTACTCGACGCTCTTGATTTGATATTCAATGTAAACCACGAAGATGACCTAACGAGTGTTCTTGGAGACTTTGGGATGAGTATGACCGACTTTGATCCCTCTATTCTTAACACAGAATGAACTACAATACTTCTTGTATGCTAACCCAGGGTAATTTCTAGATGCTTTTCTTGGATCGGTTATAGCTTTACCTTTAGCGTCTACCAATAAAGGTGCAGTTGCCCAACCACGTTTGTGACTAAAAACATTTGCTTTAAACTTTAAGAGTTTTCCTGGAATACATTTACCAGCTTTTTTGATACGACTAATTGGTACACCAAAAAATTTGGATATACTTTCATACGTGTTACCAGTTTTTACTTTATAATTAACAACCCCGTGTTGTTTATAAAAGTGAAAATCACCTTGTCTAAAATAATTTTTTTTATTACCAGGAGCTACAAACATCATTACTTTAAAGTGACTCGGTTTACACTTTGTAGAAGCGTCGACTTTATAAACTTTTTTTGGATTATCAGCAATAACGCGCTGAGGTAATCCTTTACAGTGTGTATACGAATGACTCAAATTACGTATACCCGCTCTTTCACCTGGAATACTTTTTTGCATTCTTAAACTTTCGTAATCACCTACGGCATATGCATAACAATTGTTATTTCCTATACCAACAGTTCGTCCCCATAGACGTTGTGTGTACGTAGGTTCGGAACCACTCAGGGGGAGTGTATTACTATTATTTTTTGCTTTTGTGGTCCTCATTAATAACATGGTAGAAAATAAAATCTTATTAATAAGTAAAATGCTCAGAGATCTTGCCAACGCCAAAAAAATGAACGATGTTTTAACGGAAATTCTCCTTTTCATCCTTGCTATCCTTATCAGTACATTTGTACTTCGCTTTGCGTGGAACAAATCACTCGTCAAGCACATCACTGTACTTAAACCAATTGATACGTTCCTTGACGCGTTTATCCTTTCACTTTCAATCGCGGTTGCCCGTGGTATTTAAATTTCTTTATAACCCTTGACTTCTTCACCACTTGAACTTCTCATAACTGGGAATGCATCAATTCCATCGCAATTGCCTTTTTCGCAATCGATGAATTTGTGAGGTATACCTTTCTTTTCTAAATACGCCAATTGTTTCTTTGTCCAACCGCACCACATTGCACCGTAGACTGTCCATTCAACCTTCTTATTTTCTGTCTTTACAGGTTCCTTGGGTTCAATTTTCATTTCCCCTGTGTGTGTGAGTATGTAAATATTTACAGCTAATAAAGTTAATACGGCAAACATGTTTATATACTTATTTTATATATTTTAATTTAATATCTTTACATATTTGAACGATCGTTTTATTTTCGGTATTTAACCCTAATTTATTTGCCATTTTTTCTAGGTTTGATTTTTTATATGAAGTACACTTACGTCCATCAAGTCTTACATAACCCTTATTTGCCATAGAAATTTTAACACTGGGTTTAGAAGGTGGCATTGTTGCACGAATAACTGGTCTCCTGATAACCGGTTTATTATTCTTTGACGCAAGTTCCCTTTTAATCTGTTCCATAGTCTTTTTAACTTTACCACCACCATGTTTAACAACTATAGATTTTGGACTAGATGATTTTCGCCTCCCTATTATAGTACTTATATCGAGAGGGATAGACGCTTTTTTATAAGGTGAAAAGAATCTATCATTGAACACCTGTTTAAAAGATGGTAAATTTGGGTGTCCTAAAGGCGAAGATCGAAGACGGAAATCTTTTATTTTACTAGTTTCTTTACCCAAATATTCTACCGGAAGAATTCTTTCTATAAATTGAAGTGCTTCTGTTCCACTTTTCAGACCCAAATTCTTTATTTCCTGTCTAATGGAGTTCAAAAAATATTGAACATCGTACATTCTATGGGATTCCCTGTATATACCGTAATTACTCTTATAAGAGAATGTATCCACTTCTGAATTTTTAATACCTTTAATAGTTGAAAACCCAAAGTCGGATATCAATGTCTGAATACCTATATCATGAACTTTTAAAGTAGAATTATACACTTTTAATAGTTTAACTCGCGAAGGACTCTTATTATTTATCAATATGTTTTCGCAGTGTAAATCGTGATGTCTAAAAGTTGGATATTTATTTTGTATTTTATAAAGACTGTGTAAAATTTGAGTTATTACGGTTCTAAAGTGTATCGGTAATAAATTTTTATTATTATTTTTTAAAAATGACTTTAGGGTACCATTATTTGCATATTCTGTGTACATAAACATTAAATTATCACATTTTTCTATAGCGTATGGTTTTATACAACCGTATGGATGTAAACGCTTACTTATTTTATATTCGTGCGTTATATCTTCATTAATAACAACTTTTATAGCAACCTTTTTTTTACACTCTTTATCTATACATCCCATATAAACTTGACCAAACGTACCTTGACCAATTCTTACAGTACCTAATGACGTACTCACAGAATCTTCTATAGAAAGTGAAACAGGTTTGTTAGAAGGTAAATGTAAAAATTTTTCTGGATGACATCCCATTCCCTTCATACTTTTGATTAGATTTTTACCTATATTATTTTTACGTGTTGTAGTATTATTTTTATTTTTCGCGATATTAGATAAAATTTTTAAATTTTTTAAATGACGTTCTCTTTCCATATTGGTCTAATGTATAATGATATTTTATTCGTCGATGAGATCATCCATGATATCATCGAATGTGTCATCCTGTTCCTTATCCAAACCCTGGAAGGCGAATGATGGTAATTTGGTAGATTCGCCACACAAAACCTGTGAAAGACGGACACTTACGCCGAATTTATTATCAATGAACCAAATTTGATTGATTTCGGCAATACACATGCACTTCTGACCCTTCTCGATTTGATCAACTTGTATTAATTCCCTGTCAGAATTATACGCTTCTGGAATAAAATCACCCGATTGATTCGTTTGAACTTTTAATTTTAATGTATTAGGATACCCTTCCTTTCCCTGACGGACGAGTGGTTTGTATAAAGCTTCACGGATAACATTAATATCGTAAGATTTACCTAACCATTCCTTTGAATTTTCAGTTACTGTTTTAAGGATAATCTCATCCAACTCTGTAAACTTAGAAGAGAGCATCATCGCGTCTTCATTATCAGTATCAAAAGATAAATCAAGAGAATATGAAGTTTTATTTGTAGCTTCGTCAGTAAAAGCACTTAGACCAAAAGGTGATCTCATAAAAGGAAGTTGTAAGTAGAGTTTCTTTTTATTGTCTTGACTTAACATCACAGACTTACCACCATTTTTGTTTTTCTTCAACTGACTGAAAGTAACGGTAGACGGTTCGAAATTGTTGGAAACTTGAATATTATTAGACATTGTATTTATTATATACTACACACAACTTCTAACTTTAAGTTAGTTTTTTTCTAAGTGTATATTATAATAAAGTACTATGGGTCAATGCTCAGGTCAAAAAAAAAGTTTAATATTTTCCGATTGTGGCTGCGGATGCAAAGGTAAAGTCCAAGAAAAGAAATTTCTTATTTCATTAATGTCAGCATTGCTATTTTTTGTAATTGCTAACCCAGATACGTTTCGTATCATGAGAAAAATATTTGGTTCGTGGGTATCCACACCAACCGGTTGCCCTTCGACAAAAGGTCTTGCACTCCATTCTCTAGTTTTTCTACTGATTTCCTGGTTGATGATGAATGTCAAAAAAGAGGCGTTTGAAATTGAAGGTAAAGTTACCGACAAGGTTAAATCTGAAGTTAAAGCTGAATTAAAAGAAGAGGTCAAAGCCGAAGTCAAAGCCGAAGTCAAAGCCGAAGTGGAACAGTCTATGAAAGCCCCACCAGCTATGGTTAACATGCCAGAACCCTTACCAGGTATCTCAGAAGAACAATTTGCAATGATCGATACAGGTTTGAGTTTGGGATCGTTAGATACAACCGATACTACGGTATTACCAAAACCAGCGGAATATAAAAGTGGTAATGGGAAATCCGTGACGTGCTCGTGTGAGGACGGAAAAAAAGTGGTTATTAGTCATTAGAATTCTTCATTGAATTCAATAGAAGTTGAATCTTCATCCAATTTACCATAATCACCAACTCGCTTCTCGAAAAAATTAGTTTTTCCATCGAGTGATATATTCTCCATAAAATCAAAGGGATTTTTTGTACCCCAAATTTTATCGTGACCACTCTGTTTTAGCAACCTATCCGCAACATATTCTATATATTCCGACATTTTTTCTGAATTCATACCTATCAAACTACACGGTAATGCATCCGTGATAAATTCCTTTTCAATTGAAACTGCGTCTCTAACAATTTCTTCAACAACAACTTTACTTAATTTATGTTTTAACATTTTAAATAATTCGATCGCGAACTCTAAATGTAAACCTTCATCCCTACTTATAAGTTCATTACTGAAACATAAACCAGGAAGTAATCCTCTTTTCTTCAACCAAAAAATAGCACAGAAACTCCCCGAAAAGAATATACCTTCGACACAGGCAAACGCTAACAAACGCTCACCGAATGGACGTTCACGATCGAACCATTTCATGGCCCATTTTGCTTTATTTTCTATACATGGTATTGTCTGTATAGCTTCAAATAATTGTTTTTTTTCAGTTGGATTTTTTATATATTTATCAATAAGTTTGCTATATGTTTCTCCATGAACCATTTCATTATGTTCTTGGTACGCGTAAAAGGAACGTGCCTCTGTATATTGAACTTCACTCGCAAAGTTATTATTTAGGTTTTCGAACACTATACCATCAGATCCTGCAAAAAAAGCAAGTATATATTTAATAAAATGTTGTTCATTTTCACTTAAACTCACCCAATCGTCCATATCTTTTGAAAAATCAATCTCTTCAGCTGTCCAGTTAGACATTTGTGCCTTTTTGTACATCGTCCAAAGATTTTCATGTTCTATAGGGAAAACGGTAAATCTATCTAAAGTTGGTAATAACATTGGTTCACTATTTTCTAAATAGTCTTGAAAATCAAAATAAGTTCCGATTAATTCATCATTCAATAAAATTTGTGGGTATACCGACGCGCTATTACCACATCGTTTTTTTAACTCATCTTTATCGACCATAATCTTTTTATTTTCTAAATTGTATTCCTTACATAAATCAACCGCCATGTCACAGTATTGACAACCTTCTTTAGATAAAATTTCGACTCCCATGTGTGCTAATATCTGTAAATATTTTTGTATGAAAACTTTAATAATGATTAATATTTCAGAAATTCAGCCTGGAGAATTAATAAAAGTTTTAGTGAACTTAGAGGACGATATAGAAGACGAGATGTACGCGAAAGTAAAGGAAAATAATAACGATTACATAGTTGTTTCTTATTACTCTGAAACGTCTATGACGTATAAAGGCGCAAGATTATACGAACTAGAAGATAAAGATGAACTTGTCCAGGAAGAAAATTTATCAGAGCATCACCAAGCGCTTGATTTTTTTAAAAATGTAAAGGAAAATTTATACTATATGTTAGATGAAATAGATTCAGATGAAGATAGTGATATTATAGACGAATCTGACGACGATGGTTCCGATTTAGAAGGTTTTATAGTACCGGATAGTGAATGTACAGATGTGATATCTATACCTAAAAATTACAGAGAAATTGACAAAGAATGGAATGAATGGAAACCTACAAGTCCTGGCTCTCTCAGATTTAAGAATATGGTTAATGATATAGAAACAATGGCGAAATACCAAACAGATGAATTAAATTTTTAACCTAAGTGCGAAAATCATTGTTTTAAAATATAAGTACGTAAAATACAATGGATGAAGCTGCTATATGGTCTATCGTGGATAGATTACAAAAAAAACCAATAATAAAAAAGCTGATCAATAATCATATATGTAATGAATGTCAAAGTACTAAAGTAATTTCAAAAGAAGGTTTACCTACATGCTCAAATTGTGGTTTAGTTGATAATATTTTTATAGATGAAAACCCTGAATGGACAAGTGGTATATCGGAGGATGGTAAAGTAAACGACCCTTCTCGGTGCGGGAATCCAAATTCAAACCCTGAATTGTTTTCACAAGCATGGGGTAAGGGTACTATAATTTCTACACCCAAAAACGGATCTTATCAGAATAAGAGAATGGCTAAAATAAATTTTCACCAATCAATGAATCACAAAGATAGATCTCTCTATCACGCATACAAAGATATCGAAGAAGCGTGTTATTTACTTCCCGATACCGTTCTAAAAGATGCTAAAATGATGTATAAGAAATTTAACGAAAAGAAATTAACTAGAGGTGCTGTTAGGTTAGGTATAAAAGGAAACTGTGTTTTATACGCGTGTAAAATGTCTAATGTATCTCGATCCACTAAAGAAATATCCGATATGTTTTGTATACAACCCAAAGATATAAGTAGAACTTCTCATTTGTTTAGAGAAACATTACTTGGTAATGTTACAAAAAATTATACAACGCTACCTAATGATGTTATGCAAAGACTACTGAATTCGTTCGAAGTTTCACGAGAAGAAAGATTGAAGTGTAATAGAATGTCAATTAAACTTGAGAACTGTTCAGAGTTAATGAGTAAAACACCTAACAGTGTAGCTTCGGTTATAATATACACAGTACTGAAAAATAATATTAGTAAAAATATTATATGTGAAAGATGTTCGGTATCTGTACCAACTATCAATAAAATTGAAAGTATAATAAAAAAATACTTAGAGGATAAAGAAGAATAGAATATATTATAATGTCTGAAACACGACCAGTTCGTGTTTTTATATCTACTCCATGTTATGGAGGTTTATGTTTAGAAAAGTACATGATTGGTATAATAAAGCTTCAACTTGAATTTATACGCGAGGGTATACAGATGGTATTAGATACGACTGAAAATGAAAGTCTAGTACATCGCGCCCGAAATGTTGCAATTGGAAGATTCATGCAAAAATCGGATTGTGATTATTTCATGTTTATAGATGCCGATGTAGATTTTGATCCTAAATCCGTTGTTAGATTAGTTCGTTCTGGACACGAAGTTTCGGTTGCTATTTACCCAAAAAAAGTTGTTATGTGGGATCAAGCAAAAAAAGCTCTCGAACAAGGTGATAAACGTGATTTAGCAATGCTTTCATCGAGTCTAGTTGCTAATGTCGGGGCTACTCACAGAAATGTAGAAAACGGTTTTGTCGAAGTGTTGGATGGTCCAACAGGGTTTATGCTAATTAGTCGTAAGGCTTTAGAAAAAATGCACGAACATTATAAAGATTTAGATTGTAAAAATGATCATCAAAACAGAGATTTTGATGATTATTGTGCTATTTTTGATTGCATGATTGACCCAGATAATAAAAGATATCTTTCCGAAGATTATGCTTTTTGTAGACGGTGGCAACAAATTGGTGGTAAAATATACGCAGATTGTCAAACAACATTAGGACATGTAGGTAATTTACCGTTTCATGGGTGTTTAGAAGAAAGGCTTAAGGTTTAGGTTATAATATAAAAATAATATGAAGTTTGCTACTATAATAGTTACTAGAAGTAAATCATGTCACGTAAAAACCCTACACAGTATTCTTAGATTTAATTTATTATGCTTACAAAAAGGTGGTATTGAAAACGAGGTTACATTTGTTAACGACGACCCTTTCGATAAAGCGGATACAATTCATAAATATATCAAGACACATGATAGACTACTTTTTATAGATTTTGGTATACAAATTGACGATTCAAGTTTAGAGAAATGTTTTGATAAACACGAAGGCGTTGGTTGTTTGGTATTTCCGGGTGTTCTTGAAGGTATAGATTGGGGTATGTTTAAGTGTAAAGTAAATGACAAATGTAAAGAACCCGTTGAACAATTTGGTTTACATTTTGATACAGAAGTTATAAACAAGGTTAGTGGTGATTATTATAGCGTTAAGGAAACAAGTTCTAAATGCTGGTTACTCATGTCAAAAAATGTGGCAAAACACATAAAAGATAAAAAAAATAATTCTTATAAAATATTTCCCAAAATGGAAATAATGTTTCGTAAATTTAAAGAGTCTGGTGTCAAAATTCTAGCGTATCCAAAATCTAAGTTAATCATGACATATAATCATGAGTGTGTAAGTAATCTCTTAAACGCCGCGGGTGTTAAAAGTAATTAAAGATTAAATTTAAAATATAAAACATAATGAACCGTGTATTTGTAAAAAAAGATGACCCTCTTTACAAATATATGATACACTTTATGGAACAATCATGGGGTACAACGGGTAAGGGTATATTCCCCGGTTGCCAACCTATTTCCATAGAACGGAAACATTTCAATATTTTGGAAAAAAATGATTACGTTGTGTGCGAAAAAACTGATGGTACACGATACATGATGATTGCTATACAATTTGGTAGTCAGAGAGTTTGTGTATTTATAAACAGGGCACTAGAAATGTTTACAGTACCGTTAAACTTTAGAATGAATGTTTTCAAAGGTACTATACTTGAGGGTGAGTTATACGAAAATACTTTCATGATTTATGATTGTTTAATGAATTGTGGTGAAGTTGTCGGTAATAAAAATTTATTCGATCGTTTAGAAAATTGTGAAAAGGTTGTGAAAAAGTCAATGATTCTAAGTACCGACCCAATTATTTTACGCGTAAAGAATTTTTTTTTACACGATGATTTTGCTCAGTTTATGGACGACTATCTTCCAAAAATAAAACAAGAAGTAGATGGTCTAATATTTACACCGGTTAATACACCTATTAAAATAGGTACACATGAAACAATGTTTAAGTGGAAACCACGAAATAAAAATACAATTGATTTTCTCGTTAAAAGGGAAAAAACTGTAGAAACACCCGGGTGTGTACCGGGTGCATTTGTGTATAAATTATATATACAAGATAAAGGTAAACATATATTTGAATCTTCAATACCAATAGATCGTACAAAAGATTATAAATGGTTGAAAAACGGGGATATTGTTGAATGTATGTACGTAACTTGGGAAGATGGACCACTTTGGTGGAAACCTTTAAAAAAAAGAACTGATAAAACGTTTCCGAATAGTAGAAGAACGTTTTATAGAACGCTGGTAAATATTAAAGAAAATATTATGATGAAGGAGTTTTTAGATTGTAGACCAAAATAAAATGGTTATCTTCTTTAGGGAAATCATTTAATTTGCCTAAATTGTCATCATCTTGAATAAACCAATCGTCACCTAGTTTTATAGTAGACATGTAATGACCACCATACTGAATACCTTTATGAATTATTGTAGATTGTAACTCGTATATATTATTCCCTATATTTAGATTTTTTTCTATTTTTACAAAACTTTTCTTATCAAACGATACAATAAATATATTTGGATATTTAGAAAAAATATTTCTTGTTGTCGCCACGTTATGTTTTTTACCATCCTTGTCTACATAATCTTCTATTGTATTCCACCCGTTACTCTCTTTTATCATTGTATTTATATCCTTAACATCTCGTGTCATGTTTAGTATATGAATACAAAAAGGTGTTTCGATCGTGTTTTTACCAACGGGTGATATAGTTATTTGTTTTGTTTCACCGTATATAACTTCTTTTATGTACGGGTATGAACGTTCAAGAATATCTATTATACAAAATAAAGCATCCTGTGCATCGTGTGGATTTCCGATACTAAATCTAGGAAACACTTTTATAAATTCGTTTAATACAGGTCCCAATGTAAAAACTTTAGTTTCTTGTGTTGTACAATATAAACGAGTTAAATTTTCATACGCTTTAGTAAAATTACAATCACCTTTATATTTATTATTCAATACATGAGATGATATCTCTTTCATATTCAATAAAACTTGTATAGCTGAGTTAAAATAACACGTATTTCCTAGATTTGTAAACCCATGCATCTAAAAAAAGGCGATAAAAAAGACTTAAGAAGAAGACGCGTTATTAAAAATGTAAACAAAATGGACGTACATAAAATATGCGACGTTATAAAACCAATAGTCGATAAATATAAAGACGAGGAAAATATTGAAATGGAATTTCGTTTGGGACGATTTAATGGATTATTTTTCGATACTAATGTAGGATCAAATACGTATGTCGATATTATAAAAGGTCTCGGTGAATATTCCGGTTGGGAAAGAATTGTGGAGACTAAATCCGAAGTATATTCTCGAGAAGATAATAATACAAGATTAACTGTAGACACTGTAACAGGTGAAGAAACGTTGATAAAAAAAGAAAGACTTGAAAATATTGATTTTAAACAGTTACAAGGTTCACCATTTGATATTCGTTTCAGTGTTTCTAGAGAAACACCTATTGAAGAAGATGACAACGATGATAATAATTGGGATAGAAAAGTTGTAAAAGAACGCAATTCTTATATCAGGAAAAACTTATCAATAGATAGGACAGTGAGTGCTGGTGGCAACAGAGATAAGGATTCTGAAGACTCAACTATATATCAATTAGAACTTGAAATTATTGATCCTAAAAAACTCACGGATATAGATATTTTATTTAATATTTGTCACAAAATAAAAGATATTTTTAATATGTTGAATAGTAATAAAACATGTTAGTGTGGGTACTAATGATATGTGTAATAATGATGATGTTTCACGATCCTGATAAACCGGAACATATACACGTATTAGGATATTCACCAAAATACTTTTATGTTTCAAACGGAGAATCGAATAAAATGTTCGAAAAAATGAAAAGGAATGGTATAATGGACGAGTCTTTGAAATACTTTATAATGAAAGAGGATAAACTATTAGAATTAGAAGTAAAATCCGTATGTTCACAAGTATCTAACAAATTAGATGCCTTTTCAATATCGGATCAAATAAAAAATCATTTTCTTGGTTACGATTTTTCATATCATGCGAAACACCTTAAACAAATAGCCGAACCAGAAAAACTCATAAACCGAAATGTAAAATGTTCATAAAATAAAACATAATTCGTCTATGTTTAGTGGATTCAATTTTTTGAAAATTGTCATAAATATACATTATTAAACCTTTTTCATGAAAATCTCTATTTGATTCTATATAAAATTCTGGGTACTGTGTATCAATAAAATCTTCGTCACATAGATAATATTCCTTTTCTAAGTTAGACATAATCTTTCCATTTTCATTTCCATTAACATTTCTATAAATGTTAATGTAATCCATTATAGTATAGTTTATTCCTTCTATAATAGATGAAACTATATAATTATCCCATCTTTTATTATCGTCTGCATATCCCTTAATTGAATGAATATGATTGTTTAATAAAACACGAGGGTTTTCCATCTATATATTTACTTATTACCTTTTATTCTTTAATGCTTTACTTTCGAAATTTTTATATATTTGATTAAGTATTTGATTATTTGATTTACGTTTTGAGTTTGAGTTCGATTTCGAGTTTGAGTTCGAGTTCGAGTTCGAGTTCGAGTTCGAGTTAGGCTTAGAAACTGGGCGTCTAATTACCTTATTTTTTTTGGGTAACGGTTTTTTCTTAAAAACTTGTTGTTTTGGTTTCCGTACAACTTTAGGTTTTGGTGGTACAACTCTTTTCTTGTTTAATGGGAGTGGTTTTTGTTGGGATAATTCTCTCGACATTTTAATATAATTAATAACTCTATTACTATTGACTGCCGGTGTTTTAGGAAAAGACATAATAAATCTAACGACTTTATTTACAACATTTTTGCCAAATTTACCATAAACTTTATTAGCTTCCTTTTCGATCAACAATTCTTTTAATTCCTCTTTTTTATTCATTTTAAACCTGTATACCATATCTTTCTTAATCTTATCTGCCTCGCGCTTCATTAGTACTCCATTTTTAGTCACTAATCGTTTATTTATTTCCATTCTATTTAATTCAGATTTAACGTCTTTTACATTTTTATTAATATTCATAACATTACCGTATTTTTTCATCCAAGTTTTACCGTAAAGTTTAATGATATCATTTTTTATACCTTTATCATCAAGTTTACGTTTTATATTAGTAGGTTTCCTTTTTTCCTTTTTCTGAGAATTTAACAAAACCTTCTCCATTTCGTTTGCGAGTGAATTCGGTGTATTTGGCGAATTGGGTTTTTGGAGTTTTTGGCACAATATCTTTACCGTATCTGAATCATTTACTGGTATACCTTTAGATATTGCAAGCGATACGAGTTGTTCTTTTTTCATATCCTTACAAAGTTTACTATCTATTTTAAAATTAGAATTACCTTTTTCAATTTTATCAAGTGCATTACATATAGTATCCTTTTTATTCTTATTCTTGATACCAACAACACCCAACTTCTTAGCAACTTCAAGTAATACCGGTTTGGTAAGTCTTTCACACTTCAATCCTCCTATTTTCATTATACCCTCTTTATCGTACGTAATTTTCATATTCTTTGTTCGTTTAATAGATTTTTTCTTTGCCGAGGGTTTCCTTTTTGGTTTTTTGAAACAACAATCATACCCTTGTGGATTTTTCTTAGTTTCAAAACCTTCTTTACACGGTGGTCTTCTAGGTTTGGGACACGTCGATGCTCTCAGTTTACCAGAAACAACCGAAATTTTATTCGCGTTTACGTTTTTATTAACCAAACCTAAAGTATATCCATTTTCATGTAACTTCTTAACCAGTTCTACACCAACGTTATATGCAATCTCGATTTCATCCGGATTATCTTCACCTTGTATTTGAACAATACCCGATCCCGATTTAGTTGTTTTTGTAGAAAATATAAATGCACGATCTTTATATTTTATATAAAGAAAGGGTGCCTGTTCCGGTTCATATTGAAGGAAAGATACACCCCAAGTACGTAATTTAACAAATTCTCGTGTCATTTTTGATAATTCAAAATTCGCGTTCGTATAAAATTGACCCCCTATATTATTGTAAGATATATCATTGTATAAAAAACCTTGTTTTTGTGTATACGTATCTATTATATATTTACGCAGAGATTCAGGTTGTTTTTTAAGGTTTTTTGATCCTAAAAACCCACCCGATAACCTAATTTTACCAGTTTTATAAATATTAAAACTAAAATTCTTTTTTTCTATACCATTTGTCATATATCCGGTAAATTGCGCGGAAGAAAAATCTAAATCTAAATTCCCCTTTAAACCAAAATCTTTTGTGTGGATAACACCGGTTTGAAATCTTCCGTAAACACCTTTTATTTCGTTAACGTCTATGGTTATACCATCTGATATGGATGCATGACCCTTAGGTTTCTGTTTAAGTATATATTTAATATTAACACGTTTATCACCGTTCGTTTCGGGCGTGAAAAGCTTATTTACTAATGCATTATACATACCTGGTCTAAATTTACCCAAACGAAGTTCATTAAACATTGGTACTTTTTCTCGTGTATTAGTATTCATACTCGGCATGATATCCGAACGCTGAACCTGTATGTTAGAATTTTTGACAAATTGTCGAGGGTCCATACTTACACTACTCTGAGATTTTTAATCATTATCTATATCTGGTTACATCATACCCCTTTGTATTTTCTTTAGCAACAAGACTTATACCATATAGAACTTTTCTACCTTTATAATTATCAGGTTCACTTAACCTTTCTGGATTTGTGATAATCCAATAATCATCGACTTCATTCTGTATTTTAATACCACGCGTACTGAACGATCCGTTATAGAAATCATTGTTGAAAGTTGGACGAGCAATTTTCTTATCACTACAAAAATTTAAGAACATTTCTTCAAACAAGTCAATTGGAAATTTAAAATTTTCACCCATTTTGATCTCGTAATTCTTATACATTTCCAGTTGTAAATATCTTTCCAATGGGTTTGTAGCTGAAGCAATTTGTTCCCGAATTTTAAAGAAATATTTAGGGAGTACACTCCAAATGTCCCTGTTTTGATATTTTTGAGCATACTCGAGATACCCACGAAGACACTTTTCAATTATAACTGGTATTTCAGATTCGAGTTTTGTATCAAGCATTGGGTCCGTATCCTTATCAGTAACCTGTTTTCCAAAATGAAACGTGACCATACGTCGCAGAATACTACCCGATTTATCTTTATACTGCGGAACTTCATTACCTCCGAGAATACCGGGTACTTTCCATATCAATGTTTTAGCTGTTTCACATTTTACAGCGAGTGAAACTTCTTCACCGGAAACTATAGATTGAAATTCAGCCTGTTCGAGTTGAAAATCACCTTTAATTTCTGGTGCAACAAACATTAACGCGTTATGAATAGACGATAATCCAAATTTTCTCTCTATATTATTCGCTATTGTTTTAACATCAGCCGTTTCATAAAATTTACAGAAAACTTTTGTGATCAAGGTTGACTTACCTGAACGTGCAATCCCTTTTAAAAAGGGTATAATTTGCCATTTATCCAATTCATTAAGTTCAAAACATAACCGACCTCCTAAAATGTACATCCATTTGATCACATCATCACTAAATTCTTGATACGTAAGAACACTTTCGAAATGAGGTGTCGGTATATCTGACCAGTCTTCTATCATGTTATGATCTTCAAAATCAACATCAAAATATTTACAACTTACGATTGTTGGATCAAGATTTTTATATTCTTTTGAATGATACGGGTAAAAGACCGTGTGATATAATCCTGTTTTGTCGGACCATTTTGAACCTATAAAAATACCGTTTTTAAACGACCAAACCCTTCTATTCTTTACAATTTCCGGAAATTGTATATCTGTACAATCTGTTAAATGCTTTATGACTTGAGAAAACATAGCTGTTCCATTTGATGATGTCAAATCCTTCCACAATTCATACCATGTTTCTTTATTAGCGATTCGGTGAACATAATCTTTTATGGGTTCATCCTGTTTCCAAGCACGCGTCTTATATCCTTCAGTAGTTATAATCTCTTTACACGTATACCCTCGGTAACGTTTTGTATCATTTTTATGAAGAGAATCAAAAATTGCCATTATACACTTCTGGAATACGTTAAGTTCTTCAAAGTCTGGCATGGAACATCTAAATAGCGATGGATTTGTTGTAACTTCTAATGGAACTTGTGTTGGGTTATTTTTACGGTCGTAAATACGATTAGTACTAAGAACAATATTCCACGAATCACAAAGTTGATCGGTGAGTCTTCTGATTCTAAACCCTATATCTAAATCATCATCGCTTCCCATATCACTTGAAAGTATATCGAGTATTTTTGCACGGTTAAAATATTTACTGTTTCGATCTAACAAATGTCTATATACCTTTTCCTTAACTCTCATATCTACATATTTAGGCCTGTTCGTTATAATATCTAATTCTTCAGGTGAAAAGAATATTTTATACGAGAGTTCCACCGGATTCAAATTAACAAGCTCTGTATTATTTCTATCTGGTAGTAATCCAACATTCTTCTCTTCATACTTTATCGCCCTTAGTAATTCTTCTGGATTAAGATCGTCAGTGCGATTTGCCATGTCGTGATAAAAGGCGTCTTCGCGGTCTGCATCCGGAGTAATGAATAAGGTGTTTGGATCCATTTCTTGTATTATAATTAATACACGCTAATTTTTTATACTCTTTTTTGGAGTTGAGCTAACATTTTTATCATTATCTTGTTCTGAACTTCAAGTTGTCTCGATATGTTTACCAGGGCTGAGCATACAGTTTCACCTTCCTCGTTTGTTAGTACGGAACCTAAAAGAGCACCCATATTATCCAGACCAAAAGTTTCATCTTCCATATACTCGTCATCAAAATCATCATTTTCTAATTCATCGATATCTGGGAGTTCGCCTCCTACTGTAGTTAGTTCATCTTCTTCAATATTCGATCCAGTTTCGGATTCGGATCCAGATTCAATTTCGATATATTCTTCATCTACGGATTCAAGTTTTGGTACATCGTCGTCTGACATTTATATGTACCAGGAAAAATCAAATCGTGTTTTTTCGCGAAATCGTCCAAAATAAAAATCTCATGTTATAGTACAAAACAAACAAAATGGCCGGTGGTCTCATGCAATTAGTCGCCTACGGCGCACAAGATGTCTACTTGACTGGTAACCCAAAAGTCACTTTCTTCCAGGCGGTTTACAAACGCCACACAAACTTTGCGATGGAAACTATCGAACAAACTGTCAACGGTACTGCCGCGAACTCGGGTCGCGTTTCCGTGACTGTCGCCAGAAACGGTGATTTGATCGGTGACATGTACATCGAATTATTGAACGATGCTGAGAAGCTCAGTTCCGCTGCGTCCACTGGCGTCGACGCCGCCAACGCGTTTGCCGGGTGGGTCGCCGAGCGTGCGATCAAGTCCGCTGAATTGTCCATCGGTGGTCAAAGAATCGACAAACACTACCAAAGATGGTGGAGATTGTACTCCGAGTTGTACTTGGACGACGCTAAGAGAACCAACTGGGGTAAGATGACGTCCTCGTCTGTCAGTGCCACGGGTACCGTCTACTTGCCACTCATCTTCTTCTTCAACCGTAACCCAGGATTGGCCTTGCCATTGATTGCCTTGCAATACCACGAAGTCAGAATTGACTTTGACTTGGCGTCCAACTTTGACTCGTACTTGAACACTTCCACTTTCAAAGTGTGGGGTAACTACGTGTACCTCGACACTGAAGAGCGTAGACGATTCGCGCAAAAGGGTCACGAATACTTGATCGAACAAGTTCAGCACACTGGTACCGATACGGTCACCAAGAACGCGACCAAGCAAGTCAGATTGTCCTACAACCACCCAGTCAAGGAATTGGTCTGGTGTGTTGCGGATGCGGCGTCCGACGATGCCCAAGGTATGTACGATTTGACCAGTGCATGCACACAAGCGTCTGTTGATTTCGTCACTGTGCCAAACGCGGTGTCGAACACGTACATCTCTGCGAACCAAATGGGTTGCCCAGCCTTGGATGTCTTGACATCTACCTCTAAGGTGTTCACTGAACAAGCCCTCGGTAACTTGGACACGTTCAAATTGGTTCTCAACGGCCAAGACAGATTCAAGGAACAACAAGGTAGATACTTTAACCAAGTTCAACCATTCCAACATCACTCCGGAAACCCATACGCGGGTGTTTACTCGTACTCGTTTGCGCTTAAGCCAGAAGAGCATCAACCAACTGGTACATGTAACTTCTCCAGAATTGATAACGCGCAAGTCGCCATCAAGTGTGCCAACGTCGGTACTACCAACAAGAACCTCGACATGTTCGCGGTTAACTACAACGTTCTCCGTGTCCAATCGGGTATGGGTGGCCTCGCCTTCTCCAACTAAGCGTGTATTAAACGTTTACTAGCAAATAAATAAAATTTAAAAAATATATACAAATAAAATTTAGATTTTAAAATTTAGAACAAATTTTAAAGTTTAACGCCCAAAACACGACGCAGTTTTTGTAATATTTTAGGGTCCGGTATAGATTTACCCAATTCATACGACGAAATTATGTCCGAAGATACGTGTATGAGATTAGCAAGATCCTTTTGCGTATACTGTTTTGCGACACGTGCCCTTTGAATAGTCAAACCCGTTTCTTTACTGACCTTTTTGTGCGTCCCTAACTCAGTTTCGTCAAGTTTCTGTTCCGGTGATTTACCCGAATATTGACTCCGTTTAGGTAATTTGATTTCTTGACCCATAAACTTAACGTATTTTTCCTTTTCTTTTTCTTTAGTAACACTTTTACCATGTATGGTAACTTCATCCCAATCTTGGTGGAACATGTTTTATATTATAAATACTTAAAATTTTAAGTCTTTTTTTGTATAAATGGAAAGTGCTTATATATTCTTAATAATTTTTGGAACTGTGGGTGGTTCGTGTGTATTGTTTAATCCGGTGGTTAAATGCTATTATTACTGTTTCCCATATAAAAAGGAACACGTTGTTGAAATATAAAGATTTTATCGTATATACTAGTAAGTATGATAGAAGTCTACACAGACGGAAGTTGTCTGGGAAACCCTGGTCCCGGTGGTTGGGCATATATTATAGACGACTTTATAGGTCGAGGTGGTGCTAAAGTAACCACAAACAATATAATGGAAATGACCGCGGTCGTAAAATCACTCGAGAAGTGTATAGAATTAGGACACGATACCGTAACTGTATATACAGATAGTAACTATGTAAAAATGGGGTTACTCGAGTGGTCGAAGAATTGGGAACGTAACGGATGGAAAACGAGTAAAGGTGAACCCGTAAAGAATAAGGATTTATGGATACACATGTTATACTTGTTGCGTAAAATTGATTTTGTTGATATAAAGTGGGTCAAGGCGCACAATGGAAACGAAAAGAACGAGATTGTAGATACACAGGCTCGCGAATATGCCTATTTATTTTCTAAGAAAGAGTAATGGGAGAAGACATACCAGAACAACATCATTGGTGTCCAAAACAAGAAAAGCTCCTAATCCGGTGGGCCGAGAAGGCTGCCGGTTATCGATGGCTACATAACCACGCGCGTATGTTTTATAAGAAACAAAACGATTGGTTATCGTACCCGTGTATAATCATATCAAGTATTACAGGTGTTGGTGGTTTTGCGGTTTTAAGTCCTAATGATCAAAACATGTCGACCGAACAAAAACAAAAAATTGTTATTTTTCAATACTTTTTCGCGTTTTTGAACGTGGTCGCGGGTATACTTACATCTATTTCCAAGTTTAACAATTCTTCACGTATGATGGAATCACACTCGGTCATGTGTGTACAATACTCAAAATTTTATAGGAACATTGATATGGAATTATCACTCGAAACGAAATATCGTGAAGACGTTTTAGAATTTGTAAATAAAGTGCGTCTAGAATACGATAGATTACTTGACGATGCACCCGATATACCTTCACATACAATAGAGGCGTTTAACGAAACGTTCCCCGATAAAGAAAATAAACCTGACGTGTGTAACGGGTTAAGTATAATATCACAAGATATGACTAAAAGTGATGAATTACGAACATCAAATGTGGTAAAAAAATGGATATTGAAACAGAAGTCTTCGCGACAATTACCAACACCGAGACAATCACTGGATTTGGAGTCTTACCCTTCGTGTGGGGTATAAAGTTTACATTATATAGTACAGTACAGTGCGAATGATTGAATACAAAGAATACGTTTTACGGTTAGTAAAAATCGTGTTTGGCTTAAAGTTTATGGTTGATGTATAAATATGATCCTATAGCTCAGTTGGTTAGAGCGCGGTGCTTATACACTACTAGGTATACCTAAGTGACTTTAGTGTCACAAACGCAACGCCGAGGTCGCGGGTTCGACCCCCGCTGGGATCACACCTACTTTTTAACGTGTTAAAGATATACCACGTTAAAAAGTAAATGATTAGAGTTTCTTCAATTCCTCCAAGTCCCGAAAACAAACGTAACCAAATACGTAAGAACATTCTCGAAGGTACGTATTCTAAAAAAATAAATATTGCGTTTCAAACGTTTGAGAACCCACGTCTTCAGTTTAGGTTCGCGGAAGCACTCGACGAGGCGTATGAAAAGTGTTACGTTTCGGGAACATCAGAAGAGTGTTTTGCGGCATGGCAAGAAGTTGATGAATTGGAAGATTCAATGATGCGTCTCGGCGTAGAAGTATTTCAAAACTATAGTATGCGGTACGGATCTCTCCTTCGACGAACATTCAAACTTAGATGGAATGTTCGTAACGTCGAGGACCATCACGTCATACCAAAAGAGTTCAAGAGTCACCCAATTATTGAAAAGCTAAACTATGATATCCACGCGAGTCAGAATATAATCATGATGCCGCGTGAAATTGGTAATTTGCGTGAGAATAGACTTACACACCGAGGTAATCATAAAAAGTATAACGAATATGTCGGTAACGTTCTCAATTCGATGGAAAATACCGATATATCCGAACCGGAATTTAAAAAGTTTGTTGACTTTTTAAAAGATGGATGTCGGTTTCGCCCACAAGATATACCATGGTAGGTAGGTAAGATTAGCTTAAAGAATACATGCATCATATATACGGGGAGCTATTGTCATATAGTGGTTAGTATCTTGGACTTTGAATCCAATCACCTAGGTTCAAATCCTAGCAATAGCTTGTATACGATGCCGTGGCCGAGTGGTCTAAGGCGCCAGATTAAGGCTCTGGTTCGAAAGAGCGCAGGTTCAAATCCTGTCGGCATCACCGTGCGATAGCTCAGTTGGTAGAGCATTGGATTGTAATTGTAATAAATTATTATAACTATTCGTTTAGTTGCTAAACTCCAATTGTCCCGAGTTCGATCCTTGGTTGCGCGACCCCTTTCTCTCGTAACTCAGTTGGTTAGAGTGTGCGACTGTTAATCGCGAAGTCACCGGTTCAACTCCGGTCGAGAGAGTTTTTACAAATTTAGCAAACGATCGCAGGTTC